GTATTTGCGGCGTTCCTCCACACGGTGCTGTTCGCAGAACTGCCCTTCACAGAGGTTGGGGCAGCCGGGATGAGAACACGGGCGCAGTGGTTTTCTTGGCATCTCTTCACCTCCTTGGGGGTATGAAAAAAAGCCCTCGAAGGATTGCTCCCTCGAAGGCTCGTCTTTATATTCTTTGCTGATTATATCATACCATAATGTGGCGGTGGACATCTACGGACAAAGCAGGACATTTCGGGCGCATTTATATGACGATGGGTTTTTCGGGGACTTTTACCTTGAGGAGAGCCTCACCGTGCCAGCGGCGAATGGTTCTCGCATCGGCATTCAGTTCGTTTCCTATCTGCTCCCATGTGCAGTTGTGGATGTAACGGTAACGGAGAACGAGCCGCTCATCCGTATTCTGCACAGCTTCAATGACCGTTCGTATCTGCTTTTTCAGACAGACAAGGGTGTCGATTTCCTTGTTGATGGTATCCTCCAAGTCCATGATTTTCTCAAGGCTCCGTACAAAGGGGGCTTCCGTACTGCGGGAAGTCTGCACCTTTTCGCCCCATGACGGCGAGGATATACTGTTTGCCATTTCACGAAGCATGGTGACCTCTTCGATATTAGAGTTGATACGCTGATCGAGGCGGTATGCCTGACTCAAGTATTCTTTTGCCGTCATGCCGCCACCTCCATTTGCAGTTTTCGCATCAGAAGCTCTCCATCAACCGAAGTCAATGTGCTGTACCACGAGGAACGGAAGAAACTCTCACAATCATTCCTCGTCTGCTTTGCTTCTGCATCCCTCGGATATTTTTTCAGCTTTTTCAGGGCTTTCAAATAGTCCTTCGCCGCTTGGATCACGATGGCATTTGCCAGTTCCTCAAAAGGGGTCATATTCTGTACCTCCGAATTTTTTATATTTCTCGGATTGGCACGGATTTTCATAGATTGTCACAGATTGGCCTTAACTGCCGCTATCAATGCGGACTGCGTTTTGTCCTTCCGCTGAAGGGCTTTCATAATGTCCTCGTCAATGGTGCCGGCGGTAATGATATGCATGACCACCACGGTGTCGGAGATCTGACCTTGCCGCCACAGCCTTGCGTTCGTCTGACTGTAAAGCTCAAGGCTCCAGGTCATGCCGAACCACACGATGGTGCTGCCGCCGCTTTGAAGATTCAGCCCGTGTCCTGCAGATGCCGGATGGATAAGGGCAACGGGAAGCTCGCCGCTGTTCCATCTGCGGATACTTTCGGAACTGTCCATCCTCGAAAACGGGATATGCAGTTCGTGCAGCCGTTTTTCAATGCGGTCACAGTCGGACTGGTACCAGTACGCCACCAGAAGAGGTTTTCCGTTGGCGGCTTCTATGATGTCCTCCAAAGCGTCCAGTTTGCGGTCGTGGATGAGATGGCACTCGCCGAACTCGTCATAAATCGCACCGTTTGCCATCTGCGTCAGCTTTCCGCAGAGGACGGCGGCATTGGCGGCAGTGATCTCCTTGTCCTTGCCGAGCTTCATCACATACTCGGATTTGAAATCCTCATAGGTCCGGGTTTCCGCATCGCTCATAACGGCGGGATACGCTGTGCTGACCAGTTCCGGCATTTTGAGATGGTCGGTGGACTTCATCGAAATGGTGATGTCGGAGATTGCATCATATATGGCTTGTTCGGCGAACGGCAGCGGCTTATAGGAATACACGATCTGACCGTTGCGCTTGTCAGGGGTGAAGTAGTTGAGACGGTAGTTGGAGATGAACCGTCCGAGGCGTTTGCCCATATCCAGAACCCGGAACTCTGCCCATAAGTCCATCAGACCGTTTCCGGCAGGAGTGCCGGTCAGACCCACGATGCGTTTTATGAGAGGTCTGACTTTCAGCAGGCTCTTGAACCGCTTTGCCTTGCCGTTCTTGAAGGAGGAAAGCTCATCGATTACCACCATATCGAAGTCGAACGGGATGCCGCTTTCCTCGATGAGCCATGAGACATTCTCACGGTTGATTATGTAGATGTGGGCTTTCTTTCGGAGAGCCGCTTTGCGTTCGACCTCGGTGCCGACGGCCACGGAGCAGATGAGGTGCCGGAGATGATCCCACTTATCGACCTCGGCAATCCATGTATCCCGTGCCACACGCAGCGGAGCGATAACGATAACCTTCCGTACATCGAAGCTGTCGAAAAGGAGGTCGTTGATGGCGGTCAGCGTGATGCTTGTCTTACCCAAGCCCATATCCAGCAGGACGGCGGCGATGGGGTTTTCCTTGATGAAGTTGATGGCATATTTCTGATAGTCATGCGGTTCGTATATCATCGAGAATCCCTCCGATCTGGTTCATATCGTTAAGGAGATACACCTTGAAACCGAGATGCTGAAGCAAGCCATGCCTTGATACCTGCAACGGACGGGGCTTTTTTCCCGGAGCCTTTACTTCCACAAATGCAAACTTCCCATAAGGAAGAAGCACGATGCGGTCGGGCATTCCGTCAAAACCTGGGCTGACGAACTTGGGCGCGATACCTCCCATATTTTTCACGGCTTTGACGAGACCCTGTTCTATCTGTTTTTCGCTTTTCATATTTTTCCTTTCTGGAACAACGGAACGAGTAGAACAACCATTTCCTTATATTCCTATACGTGCGTATATGCGGGTCTTTATCTCTTTATCGCCGAATAAATATAAGGGAAAAAGTTGTTCCTGTTCCGCATCTTGTTCCGCAGTTAGCCTTTTTCGTAAATTCGCTGCTTACCGTAGAGGGGCAGTCGTTTGGCGGCGGCACCGCGTTTCCAACCGGGAATCTGCGTCATAAGGGCAGCGATGGCATAGCTGTCGGCAGACTTCAGTTCGGAGAGGTTCTTGCCGAAGCACTCGCACCATATTTCCGCATTGGATACGGTCGTGCGTTCCGTGGCGCCTTTGACAGCGGTCGGATCGCCGGAGAGGAAACTGCGACGGGCATACACATCCATATCGTCCCATCCTTCGGGAAGGAGGGTGTTCAGATACTCCTCGACCATGCCGACACGTTCGTCCACCTCCATAGCGTTCCGCTGCGCCTTCTCGGACTCGGCGAGGATATCGCCTTCGAGATACAGCTTTTCGCCGGACTCCCAGATGGCCTTCGCCTCTGCCCAGAACTGATCGCGGTCTGCCTGGGTGAAGTGCCAGCTCTGCTTCTGTGTTTTCTGATGCACTTTGATGATCCAGAAACGGCGGTTGCCCGTGATGTCACGGAGGTAGCCCCGTTCGCCGTTGACCGTACCGATTATGACACACTGGCGGGGGTGGCTTTCGACCACTCTGCCGTAGCTCGGACGGTATTTGTCATCGGAGGTGGAGAGGAATGATTTCACCTTTTCAATGTCAGCTTTCTTCATTCCGGCAAGCTCTCCGATTTCGACCACCCAGAAGCCCTGCAGCTTTTCCGCTCCGGCTTTATCATCCATATCGGTCAGCGAGAGGGATTCAGAGTAGTATTCGGGCGTGACGAGGTCTTTTACGATGGAGCTTTTGCCGATGCCCTGTTCGCCGTCAAGGACGGGAACGCAGTCGAACTTGATGCCGGGACACATGACTCTCGCAACAGCGGCGGCGAAGGTCTTTCTCGTGACGGTGCGAACGTACTCCGTATCGTCTGCCTGCAGATATTTGATGAACAGTTCTTCGACACGCTTCACGCCGTCCCACTTGGGGAGCCCGTTGAGGTAGTCCCTCACAGGATGGAAATGGCGGTCATCCGCCACCTTGGTAAAGGAGACATCGTAGTTTCGGGTAGTGAACTCGCCGTAACGGATATCTACGAGCGATTTAAGCTGTGCGGTGTCGGCATCCCGCCAGAAGGAATTACCTTCGGGACGTTCCCACGGCAGTTCGCCTGTGACTTGGATGCGATTCGCCATATCGTTGAAAGCGAAGCCTTGCAAGTCGGGATCGTTTTCAAGGATGAGGTTCAAGTTCCACACGCTGTTTTCCAATGCCCCGGAACGAGGAACGAAATGAAGCCGCTTGTGCCAGTCGGCATCATCGGAGAAATCCTCTCCGGCTTGAGCAATACGCTCGGCGGTAAGGCACTCCTTGACCGTATCGTCTGCGAGGGCGAGTTCGGTCATCTGCTTGAAGGATTTCTTCTCGTCATCATCGCCGAAGCGGTGAATACGGACGAGGTCGAATGCGTTCAGCAGTTTCCCGCAGGCGGGGTCGGTGGCGTGGTGGCTGTATGCGAACTTGTCATCATAGATCACGACGCCTGCAGACGAGTCGGCGGGGATATAGTCGTAACGACCCTCCATAGCGGAAGGCTCATATACATCGGCGAGGTATGTTTCGATAACGGCGGTGATGCCGTAGGCACGACAGAACGCACCGACCACACCGGGCTTGGTGAGAGGGTCTTCCTGTTTTTTGCCGCTTGCCTCACGGACGGAACTTTCACGGGAGGAGGTCGGAAGCAGAGAGCAGTCCTTCCAGTTCGGATGAGCGGAAAGAATGGTATCCGGGTCGAGCCATTCGCCATCGGTGGTCTTGCTGATGTACTCTCCGTTTGCCGGAGTTGTCGGCCAATACATGAGCTGACTCGGCTTGTAGGAGCATTCATCAAACCGGTCGATGCCCCAATCGGCGGCGAAGTATCTGGCAAGAGCTACATACTCGTCCGGGGTGATGTCCCTCGTCAGCGGCACGATGATGCGGCAGCGAGGCTGTTCCGGTGTATGCCCATGGGTGGTATAGAGACAGGATGCGTACTGGCACTCGGCGGTGAACTTGTCGATGAAACCAATCTCGGCATGGTCTGCGTCCATCGTCAGCATGGAACGGCAAGCCACGGTCTCACGCTTACGGCGGTTGCCTTTGAGATTGCCACCGACAAAGCCTCCTTTGTCCTTGGCACGGTCACGGTCGTCCTTCTTGAGTTTCGGATATTCCTCCATGGATTCGGTCGTGCGGATGGTGGTTTTCAGCCTTTCGCACAAGTCTTCCCACGTGGTGGTTTTATTCGCCCAGGTCTTTGCGTAGCAGCTATTGCCGTAGGCGATTGGCAGGTCACGCATTTTGGGTTACCTCCTTAAGGTCGGAATTAAAATATCGGATGGCATAGTTCTTACGCTTGGCTCGGTCAATTTCGGCAGCCATGCCGCTTGAAATCAGATCTCCGAAGACCCATAATTCGGCGCACTTGCTCATCAGCACATTTCCGAAGAACATGGCAAGCTCACGCTCTTTCGGATTGCTGTCATCCATGAACTGCGGAAACAGCAGATGCGGAGCGATGGGGAGATAGCCGCTGTCCACGGCGAATCTGCTGTATCTTTGTGCCGCCTTGACGTTTGTCTCCACATCTCCGGCATAGGGTGAGCAGATATACACAACAGGTCTGAATGCGAAGAACGCTTTTTCCTCTTTTATAATGTTTGTCATTGCCTCGTATGCGGTGGGGTCGTAATAGCCCTCCGCATTGAACTTGTTTATTCCCATAGGATTTACCTCAATCTTTCTTATAGAATTCCGTTATATAGCCGTCTGCCCGGAGGAGCAGTCCATTTGCCCACGGCGGTGTTCTGCCCATCTGCTCACAGATAGTGTCAAGGGATACACGGGGGTCGGCTTCGATCACAAGCTCATCGTGGATATGCATCGTGACCGAACAGCAGCGAAGGGTCTTCATGGCGTAGCAAAGGATGTCCCTCGCCGTTGCCTGAACGATGTTCTCCACGAACTTGGGACCATAGCTGTCGAGCCGTTCCCATTTTTTTGTGCCGCCGACACCTTCATAGGTAATGCAGGAGCCGCCGAACCTGTTTTCACCGATTTTCGGTTTGACATAGTTGAGCATTCTGCCGGACGGAAGGAGTATGGAGAGCATTCCGCTGCGGCGGAGAAAGCGAATGCCGTGTGTTTCGGCGGTGGTCTTATCCCGGACGGCAGTCAGCACGGCACGATCAACATCCCACCAGAACTTGACGATGTTGGGGTTTGCCGCCCTCCAAGCCTGAACAAGCGGCTGAAGCTCCTCTTCGGTCAAGCCCATCTCTAATGCTCCCATTGCCTTCAAAGCACCCACGGAGCCGCCGTAGCCGAGAGCCAGTTCAGCGATTTTGCCTTTCTGACGGAGGTGCCCGTTGACACCGTGCTTTTCGACCGGCACTCGAAACATCTGCGATGCTGAAGCGCAGTAGATGTCTTTGCCTTCGGCGAAGACCTCCTGCCGCCACGACTCTCCGGCGAACCATGCGATGACCCTCGCTTCGATTGCGGAGAAGTCAGCCACATAGAACATCGCACCCTCACGGGGAATGAAGGCGGTGCGGATGAGCTGCGACAGCGTGTCCGGAACATCCTCATACAGCATTTTCACGGCTTCATAATTGCCGCTGCGGACAAGTCCTCTCGCTTCGGCAAGGTCGGACAGATGGTTCTGGGGCAGGTTCTGCATTTGAATGAGCCTGCCTGCCCATCGCCCGGTACGGTTGGCACCGTAAAACTGAAACATCCCTCTGGCTCTGCCGTCCGAACACACAGCGTTCTGCATCGCCTGATACTTTTTCACCGAGGACTTGGCAAGCTGCTGACGGAGAACAAGGGCATCGGCGAGTTCCGGCGGTGCGGTCTTCAGCATTTCGTTGACGACCTTCTTGCCGAGACTATCGGTTTCCAGACCGTTGTCGGCAAGCCATGACCGCATCTGCGATACCGAGTTGGGATTCTCAAGCTCCGTGATGCGGCGCATATCCTCCATCAGTTCCTGCCTTGAGGCGGCATCCATGCGGATGGCTGTATCTACAAGGGGGATGTCCAGCCGAACCCCGCGATCATTGATTTCTTGATCGAGGTGATATTCATCCCACACGAACTCCGGCACGGGGAACTTCGTGAGCTTCTGCTGTATGCCCATTTCAGTTTCAACATCTCGGCGGTTATAGGATTTGAAGAGTGACCACTTCTCCGGGGCATCTTCCGGGCGGTTACGTGTTCTGCCGCCGTTGCTCTTGGTCGGAGTACACGGTGAGCAGAAATATTTGATGAGTTCCTTGCCCTCGGTCAGCTTCTGTTTGTCGAGGTTCAGCACCGCACCGACACCCTGTAGTGAAAGCGGCAGTCCCATATATGCCGCCCACACCATCGTGCATTGCCAGGAAGACGGGTCGAGGTATTTGCCCGTGGGCAGCCCGAGATGTCGAGAGAGACACACTCGTTCAAAATTGGCATTGAAGGCGAACTTCAGCACATTTTCATCGGTCAGCGAGGCGGAAATGTCTGCCGGTATTTTTTCGCCGAGAGCCAGATCGACCACATGGACTTTACCTCCATCCACGGCATAGCCGAAGAGAAGCACCTCGAAGTCCGGGTCTTCCGTGTATTTGTAAACACCGCACTTGTTTAAGTCGGTGCCGCTGTATGTTTCGATATCAATACTTATGGTTTTCAAAAGTTGTCACCTCACATAGCCGTAAAGGGCGGCAGGATCGCTCCCACCGCCCACGGCGGTTGATTACTTAAATTCCTTCATGCGCATCTCGTGGTATTCGAGGTCACGCTTTTCGCGCTCTTCCTCACGCTTCGCCCTGCGGCGATTGTCGAAGATGTCAGCGATGGAGTGAATCAGAAAGGTCACTCCGAGAAGAGCGTAGATGGACAGGAGTCCGATGCAGAGGATGGTGGTAATCATTTCGCTCATGACTTAGCCCTCCTTACGCCAGAAAATCGTCATCGTCATCGGTGTCGAAGTCGGATTCAGCCGAAGCCTTACCGCCGAGGGGTTCACCGTCACGAATCTTCTGAAGGTTGTTAAGACCGCAGGCAATGCCGCGATTTCCGTTGCTGTTGAAAGCGTAGAAGTTGATGGAGGCTCTGCCGTACACGCCGGAATAGACCTCGCTGCGGACAAGGATGGGATTGCGGTCAGCGTCCACGATACCGGGAGCGGTCGTGGAGTTGGCATTCACGAAGTAGCACCCTGCGTAAGCGGGATCATCGGGGCGTTCTGTATCGCCGTCACGCAGAGGGTTCTTGATAACGGAGAGAGCCGGGACGGACTTGCCGTTGCCCTTGAGCTTCGCCTCGCCCTCGTGATATGCGGCTTCGATGGCGGCCTTAATCTTTTGGACGGTGACGGTATCGCTCTTGGGGATGATGAGGGAAACGCTGAACTTGGGAGCGCCACCGTTGATGCTCTTGGCTTCCCAGACGTTTGCGTAAGACCAACGGGTATCCTTGCCCGTGATGACCTTCATGGGGTTGTTGACTTTGGTGGTGTTATTAGACATAATCGTTTACTCCTTTAATTTTCAAAATCTGATGCCGCTGTGTTCATAGCCGGACGCTTGTCGGACATCGGAACGAGCGTGGGCTTTCCCTGGGGCTTCGTGATGAAGCGGCCGAGGATTTCGTCAAACTTGGCTTTGCCGAGCGTTTTCTGCATCTCGGTAATGCCGAGCAGTTTCTGTTCGTAAGGGTCGTGACCGGCGGCAATGACCGCTGCGGCTACAAGCCTTTCATCTGTGTACTTGCGGTTGGATCGTCCCTCGACAACCTTCCATCCGTTCCACGCCTTACCGCTGATGGCGGCTTGCAGGGCGTATTCCTTGATGTCGTTTGCCCAGGACACGAGGTCGTCGACCTTGGAGAGGACCTCTTCGACTTCCTCATCCGTGAGGAGCGGAGGTTCGGCGAAGTCATAGGCAGCAAGCGCGAGGTTCGCTCTGGCACGTTCCCGGCAGTCCGCTTTCGCCTTGCAGAACCGACACCACTCGCCGCAATGGAACTCACCCTCGCCCTTGAAGGCAAGCTCGGCAGTCGGCTTCAGAACGGTCTCTGCCCATTCGAGAAGCTCGGCGGTCGAAACGGTGTAGGTGCTGACGTTGGAGCGGCGGGGCTGATAGATGGTCATCGTGACCGTGTCGATGTCATAGAGAGCATCGAAGATCTCCAGAGCGCCGAGGGCATACAGCATCATCTGCGGGTTGTGGTCTGCGGAGACCTCCACGCCCTTGCCGTGCTTGTAATCCACGATGTTGAGGGTGCCGTCAGCGATGAGGACGCAGTCCCCGGTGCCGAAACCGCTCTCGACATATTTGGAATAGTCGAGCCGTTGCTCAATCAGCACGATGGGGTCGGTTGTGACCTTCTTCGCTTCGGCGAGAAGTTCAAGCACATAGGCGGCATAACCGCTGGCGCATTCCTCCATCTCCTCGTTGTACCAGGTGAGGTTTTCGGTGGGGTCTTCAGACGGAATGCCCAGAACCGTCTTGAGCTTGTGTTCGCACAGGCTGTGGGCGTCCGTTCCCTCGGCGGCGAAGTCGCTGCCCCTGTCCTCGTAGTTCTCGCCGAGCCTCGCGGACGGAGGGCAGTTCAGCCACCTGTGGGATGAGGACGCGGATAGCAGTGCGTGATTACCCATTTTCGAGTCCCTCCGCATCCTTGATCAGAGCGGCGTACTCCGTAGGGTCGATGCCGGAGAGCGTTGCCGCGCCATGCTGACGGAGCAATTCCTTTACCTGCGCGGTGAAGCCACGGCTGGACATCTCTGCGAGGATCGCACGGACGTCTTCTTTGGTAGGAGCCGGCTCGGTCGGTGTTGCCGGAGCTTCGGCGGTCTTGCCACTGAACATCTCCGAAAGGGTGTCAGCCGCATCGTTAATGGCGGCAGCCGCAGTTCGCAGATCTCTGATCACGGCATCCAGTTCGCTCATTTTTGACATCTTTGTACGCTCCTTCCTTGATTTGCTTTTCTCTCACCGCGAGGGTGACTTTCTTTGCCAGTGTTGCCGACACGATGATGAAGTCGAGCAGAACATCAACGAGTTCTTCCTCCGGCTTCAGAGCATCTCGCTTTACTTCGTTCATTCGTTTTCACCTCCCGAAGGAGCGGTATCATTTTGCTCCTTACACTCTCCCATGAACATGAGAAGTGCATTTCGGAAAAAATCCGGGAAACTTTTTTCAAAAAATATCCGGGAATTCTTTTTCGAGGACGGCTTTGACCTTTTTTAATCTGTAGGCGAAGGTCTTTCTGCCGATCCCAATGCGTTCGCCGATGGCATCCTCTGATAACCCCTCAAGCCGCAGCTCGCCGATTTTGACCGCCTCTGGCATCAGTTCCGTAAGCCGAGCGTACAGAGCTTTCATTTCGGAAGCCTCGATGATGATGTCTTCGAGCAACGGCGAATCGTCCGGGATTTCGTCCACCCAGGCAGTTTCGTTTCCTTCGTCATCGGTTTCGGTGTAATCAAGGGAACGCGTATCGCCCATGCGGTGGAAGGGGCAAGTCAGACAGTCCATATCGCAGGTGAGCCGCTTGCTTGCGGGACACACGCAGCGACCGTGCCTCTGCTGACGGATTCGGTAGATATTGATGTCGTGGTAGTAGGCATCGAATTCTTCCTTGTTGACAGGGATGCTCTCTTTCGTGGAGCGGATGTAGATGGTGTACTGCTTGTCTTTCTTTGACATAAAAAAGTCCTCCGATTTTCGATTTCTCGAAACGGAGGACTCCGGGTTCGGCTGCAAAAAGGGTGCAGAAAACTAACCACAGCCCGACAGAGATGTTCTCCGTTTCGGTCTGCGGCAACCCGCTCAAAAGGCAGCCGTCATTATTAACTTGTCCGCCGTGAGCCGTTGAGCCATCAGTGATCAAGTGATGCGGTATCCGGCGGTGAGCAGTTTTTCGTCTTACTCAGGGCAGTTGGTCTTAGCCAAGGTCAGCTTCAATGGCATATAAATCGCTGAAAACTTCGGGCAGATCGCTCGGGTTTAAATCTTCAATGCCATGTGCGCCATATCTTTCAAACACGGATCTGACTACACTGCTGTCGAGCTTGGTGTCTATTACAGAAACAGACTGTTCGATGCTTGCTATGTAGTCAGCATTACTTACATTTGACATCATTTGCCTCCTATGTCCGGCTCCTATCCAGCAGGAGGCCGTGGTATTTCGTCAGACTCACTGGATTGCCACGGATCAAATGGCTTTTGCCTAACGGTGCATTCAGAGAGAAATCTAAGCGAAAGCACAAATATTCGCCTAAGGTCATTGATTTCTGCGTGGTAACATGGTATAATAAGATATCAATGTAATGCTGGCTTTGTTTGGCTGAGTTCTCTCTGAACTACAATCAAATTTTAACGGATCACGACCCAAAAGTATTTGCCACCGCTTTGCCACTGTTTTGCCAGCGTTTTTCCGTGGTATGTGAAAGGAGAAGCAAGAAGATGAATGAATTGAATATATCTTCATATATCCGAATCATGCAGCCGGGATTTAAAACACACGATAAGCAGGAGGCGGCGGGCGTATTTCTTCTTAGTTCTATCAACGATCAGGAATATGTCTCTAATAACGGGTATTGGACGAGCAACCTTAGCTCCAAAAAAATTAGCCGTCTTGTGAGTCAGGATGACCCCGTCCCCGATGGACTCCGGCAAGCATCCATGGAGCAAACGGTTATTGATGCCACTGTTGCGTACTTCAAAAAAGAAGTGATGCCGGATCTGAATCCACATCTGAAGGATGACACTATTGACAAAATGGTCAAGCTGATAAGCATAGATATGACCATACCTGAAAGCAAAAAGAAAAGCCTCATGGCATTCCATGAGACTGGTGATGATGCTACATTTCTTGCAGAAGTATTTTTATATGCCCTCAACAGGCCAAACAAGAAGCAGAGCAATACTGTTGAATATCAGGATGCTCCTTTGCTTGCCGAAGCAAACTACGAGTGTCCGCTTTGCCACAAAAAGTTGGTAGACTCTATAAAGGGGCAAGCAGTAAAAAAATATAGGATTACACAGGTTTTTCCCGCAGGGCTAAAAGAAGAGACAGCAGCAGAATTTGCTGCCGTCTATCCCATTCCGTTGAAGCTCGATGCACTGGACAATCTCATCGCTCTTGACGAGGATTGTGCAGAGCGATACCTTCTGAGTCCTACTGTCGAAGAGTACGGCAAACTACATGAAATTAAAACACAGCTTACAAAGAATTATGCGGCGAAACTGTCCGTAAACGATGTGCAGCTTGAAGATGATATCCGAACTATACTCAGTGCCCTGGGCACCATAAAAAACGCATCGGAACTTGTCGAACTTGAGTATGAGGCTTTGCGCATAGATGAGAAGTTTGATGCTGAAAACTTCATCTTAAAAAATGAGACACAGATGCAGGTGGTAACTTATTACCGATACATAGAGAAGGTTTTCTCAAATTCAAATGCTGATTTTGACATGATAGCGTCCGAAATTAAAGTTAGTTCCATGAAACTGGAAAAAGCCGGTCTGTCACAACAAGATGTAATCAGCCAGCTATCAGAGTGGATACGAAACAAGGCTGGGCTTGGAACGGAAAGCCTCTTGGCTTGCAACATCGTTGTATCCTTTTTTATACAGAATTGTGAGGTGTTTCATAAATGAAAATGCCGAATAAGGTGACGCCATACAAAGAAAGCAGTATCGCAAAATTCCCGGTAATTCTTGAACTTCTCGAAAAGAAGAATATGACACCATCAGAACTGTTTTCCAAGGTGAGGAAGAATAAGATCCAGAGCATCGACGAGTTTGTAGAGATTATAGATTGTCTCTATGCCATGCATAAAATAGAAATCGACGGGGAGGTGCTTCATTATGTTGGTTGAAGTAAGGTGCGACAAATTTGTCAGCAACGGTAAAACCAGAGAACCGATTCGTTTTCATGCCGGGCTTAACGCCGTTCTCGGAGATGACAACGGCTCAAACTCCATCGGAAAATCCACTTTTCTCATGATTCTGGACTTCGTATTTGGTGGTTCCGACTATGTCAAAAAATGCGTTGATGTTCAGGAGAATGTCAAGGAACATACCATTTGTTTTGCCTTCAGCTTTGATGGACAGACGTATTACTTTTCAAGAAATACGGTCGACTATAATAATGTCGTGAAATGTAATGCTGAATATCAAGCATTGCCGGATGAAGATCCGCTATCACTTCAGCAGTATGGAGAATTTCTCTGCGAACATTATGCCTTGTCAGCAGAGGGGATAACTTGGCGTGGAGCAATCGCAAGGTTTATTCGAGTTTATAAAAGAGACACTTTGGATGAAGAGCGCCCTTTGCGCTCATCCAAAGACGAGAAGACGGCCGACGCTATCAAAGGATATATGCGCCTATTTGACAGATACTCATCTGTCGAGGCACAGATAAAGCAGGCCGCTGTGGCTGAAGATGAAAAAGAAGCATTTCGTAAGTCTACGCAGGAATACAATCATATCCGTGCCGCAAAAAATGATAAGGAAAAAGAGGCAAACGAAGCCAGGATCACCGAACTTGAACAGCAGGAACGAATTCTGATCGATGACAATAATCGTGGGCTTCTTGACCTTGATAGTATGACTGCACAGAGACTCTCGGAGCTGAATGAAGCTCTTATAAATTACCGAAGACAGAGGGCGTTGATTCAAACACAGCTGAATTCCGTGCGTCGTGACATGACTGGCGAAAGACGTAGCTTCAAGAAAACATTTACCGATTTGGAGCGTTTCTTCCCCAATGAGGAATTTCACACATTGGAAGAGATAGAGAGTTTTCACCAGAAGTTGACTAAAATCCTAACACAGGAATTCACAGAAACAGAGAGAAGTCTCGCCACTACCTATGTGTTGCTGGGCAACGAAATAGCCGCAATTAAGGAGCAGATTACCGAGATCAAAAATGTTCCGAATGTCTCACAGGCGATCCTGCGGGAATATGCGCAGATCACCACTGAACTGATCAACTTAAGAAAGGCAAATGAAAACTATGATGAATTGCAGCGTTTGAAGCGGGTTGCTGCCGATTACGCTGCAACAAGGGATACTATAATAGCTGACGAACTTCTCGCTATTGAAAGTACTATTAATCAGGAGATGGGCAGCATAACCCTGGAGATTTTAGGCGATGCAACTCATATGCCGCCTGTCCTCAGGCTTGAAAAGCTGAACAAGTACGCATTCAACACACCAAACGACGGAGATACCGGAGCGCAGTACCGCGGTCTCATTACCTTTGACCTTGCCAACATGGCCGTTGCCCCCGTTCCGTTTGTGGTTCACGATTCCGTGCTGCTTAAGAACATAGAGAGAGCGGTATTCTCTGCTATTATTAGGGTGTACCACAATCAAAAGGATCAGAACAAACAGGTGTTTATGGCGTATGATACCCTTGATGCTTATGATGAGGAGACCCGTAAATTGGTGGAAGAAAATGCCGTGCTGCAATTATCTCCAGGAGGCAATGAGCTTTTCGGATGGGCATGGAACAAGGAGAGACAAGATGAAACAGAGCAAGCGTAAAAAAGAATTTAAGTCCGAGTTTTCTTATAACCGACTTTGGAAAATGCTGATTGATCGCAACATGAAAAAAGGAGAGCTGCAAGAAATAAGCGATGTTTCCGCTGCTTCGATTGCAAAAATGGGTCGCTGTGAAAATGTCACAACAGATGTCCTGCTCCGGATTTGTGAAGCCCTTGATTGCAATATCGAAGACATTATGGAGCGAATTCCCCTCCAACAGGATAAAGAGAAGAATGCATAAAAGGAGGGGGGTTCTCCTGTGGAAAAACTAATTGATATCAGCAGCTACCCGGTCGTGCAAGTGCTGGATGTGCTGCTTCAAGATAAAACGACAAAAAAGAATATCATATGGGCGACCGACACTTATGCGGAGTTTGGTGAAGAATTCACGGACAAGGTGCAGCTGGATGCAAACGCCATTCTGCGCCGAACCGATCTCATCCGCCCCCGCATCCAAAAGTCGCAGGAGGCACAGGCGCAGCGAACGAGGAAAAAAGCAGAGGTGTTTACGCCCGCATGGCTTTGCAATCAGATGAACAATCACTGCGATGAGGACTGGTTCGGGCGCAGCGGCGTGTTTAACACGGAAAACAGCGACCATACCTGGACGATATCGGAGGGAAAGATCGAATTTCCGAAAAAAAAGAAGTGGCAGCACTATGTGGACTCCCGCCGGCTTGAGATCACCTGCGGCGAGGCTCCGTACCTGGTTTCCCGGTATGATGTATCAACGGGAGAACTGATCGTCCCGCCGATACGGCGCATCGGAATGCTTGACCGAAAGCTGCGCATCGTAAACGAGAATACGGAAGACTATGTGGACTGGCTAAAATGGGTGATCCGGGCATTTGAGGCCTGCTACGGATATGAGTATCAGGGCGACAATGTTCTGATCGCGCGGATCAATCTGCTGCTGACCTTTACGGAATACTACGAGGAGCGCTGGGAGCGACAACCGGACGACAAGCTCCTGCGGCAGATGGCGAACAAGATCGCCTGGAACATTTGGCAGATGGACGGGCTGAAAGACACCGTTCCGCTCGGAAAGCCATATGAAGAGTTTCGTCAGATTACGCTCTTTGATATGTTCGGGGATATGGGTGACAAAAAAGACGATACGCCGGAAGCCGTGCCGTGCAGGATATTTGACTGGAGAAGTAAAAACTCCATGCTTTTCAAAAAACTGAAGGAGATGTGAGTTATGGGAAAGAAACTGTTTGATTATGTGATTGGGAATCCGCCGTACCAGAAAGAATCGTCGGATAGTGTTTCAAAGTCTAATGGTCAAAAGCCGATGACGAATATTTTTCAGTATTTTCAGAATGCTGCTGATGAACTTACTGAGGACACCTCCGTCCTTGTATATCCTGGTGGTAGATGGATACATCAGTCTGGAAAAGGAATGCAGAATTTTGGCAAGGACCAGATTAACGATAAGAGTCTGTCTGTTGTTGAGTTTTACCCGGATGCAAGTGAGCTTTTTGGCGACGCAGCGAGTTTGTCTGATGGAATAACCATCGTTACAAAAAATCACAAAAAGAAAACAGACGGTTTTATATATGTTTACTCTAAAAACGGCGAAAGATGCAGCGTTCATGCAGATAATCCGGGGGATAATTTGATGCCGCTTGATCCTCACGATTTGCCTATAGAGCAAAAAATCAATGCAGGAGTGAAAAAGCACAGTCTTTCCTTTCTGCACGAGGCTATCCTTCCGCGTTCACTTTTCCCAATTGAAAGTGATTTTGTGGAAAAGAACCCTTCTAAAGTTAGAAGGTACAGTGGCTCCGACAAGGGTATTGATTTTACAACGGAAATCAAACTTTTCACGAATGATAGGGCAGGAAAAGCCGGAAGAGCCACATGGTTCGTTGCTAATAGAGATGTAATCACCAGAAATGCGGAGTATATTGCCCAATGGCAAGTGGTCGTATCGAGTGCCAATGCAGGTGGGCAGAAAAGAGATAACCAGCTTGAGATTATCGATAATCACTCTGCCTTTGGGCGTTCAAGGCTTGCACTCAGGTCTTTTAGTACCTATGAAGAAGCAAAAAACTTCTATGACTATGTGAGTTCTTATTTTATCAGGTATGCATTCTTGCTGACGGATGAAGCACTTACTTCTCTCGGAAAAGAAGTGCCTGATTTGCATAATTATACTTATGAGAATCCGCTTATAGATTTCGAGAAGAACATTGATGTTCAGCTCTGCCAGATGTTCAATATTAGCGATGATGAATTTGCCTACATGAGAAATCGTGTAACAAGTTTGAGAGGTGAGGCATAA